CATCCTCGTCGAACTCATCCTTGCGGCGCCAGCAGTGGCATGCATTGTCGGTTACATGGTTCAAGTGATTCATCCGAGGTTGAAATGACAGAAACGCAACGAATTACCAACGAAGTCTTCGACCGGTACAGATTCTTTGACCAGTCGCATCAACAGCCCCATGGCCAGAAATGTGGATGCGATCTCTGCCAGCTCTACCGACGCTCCTATGCTGATTCCAGTGGCAATATCACCAGCGGGATCGACATACCAGGACAGCCGCTCTCCATCGAAGAATCAGGCTTGGGATGCGCCCGCGCAACCATCATCACTCTCGGCATTGAAGCACTGCTGGGAATCATGTTGCTGATCGGTCTGTATCTGTGGAGGGCCTTATGAGTAATGTGTCTCAAAGTACTCTTGCAGTCCTAAGCTCAGAGATGGACCATCTTCGCAAGGAGTTAGCTGCCATGGCTTCAAGCGAGTTCGAGAAGTATATGTATGCCATCTACCACAGCGTTGAAGCAGCCGACTATAACGCTAAGTCTCATGGCCGCACCAACTGGAACACGTTCGACCGCGTCATCGCTGAAAATGAAATGATTGTGCTCTGGCCCAGGAAAGATCAACCTACCCCACTTCAACTCCGCTAGCGACCTCGCCTCACTGCCGGCTCATTTTGGGAAGAATGGGCCGGTCCCGCCTCCAGTTTGCAAAATTTAAGTTTGCAAAACACAAACGCCCCGGTTTGGGTCCGGAGCGTTTGTGCTACTGCTGCCTATTGCGGCCATTGATGGTTGCGGGATGTGTGTTCACGGCCAAGCTGTCTAGGAATGCCCGTGGAAGGATGTTGGCAGCCATCCCGCACTTCTATGATAATATATTTTCTGTCTAGGATGCCAGCCTCTTCACAATTCGTTATTTGTCGGTCGCTGACATGCACCTGGGCATCGTCGAAAGGCGAGCGACGAGGTTGGGGTAATCTGACCCGCGGGATCGTCGTTAATTCCGACCCAGTCCTAAATCCGGTTCGCCGGGTAGGCTGTGGATCATGGATGCTGGCCCTCTGCGGAGAGTGGTCGGGTGGATCGTACCGAGGGTCGAAACCGTCTCTGGCGCGTTAACAGGCGTGAGGGGTGGTGCCCCGAACGCAGGCGTCATACAGGTCAATCCTCAGCAGTAATCACCCCTCCCATGTCAAGCCTCTGTCCACGGTTAAGGACTCAAGCGGGGGTTCCGTGCAGTCAGATCAAACACCTGGGTAAGCCCACCTCTGGCCAAGCAAGGAAATAGGGTCATGAGACGCTTAGAACGGTTAGCAGTTTTAGGCTTTACCTCGGGGGTCCTGCGTTTAATTGACGCTTCCCCAGTTTCAAAGTTAACCGACAAGGAGATGCATGGAGCGGGATAACCGAATGCCTGAACTGAGAGAAATAGCCGATGAGGAAATGATCCGGAAGGCCAGAGAACGAGGAGAGTCCCACGGATTCACCGGAGAGTTTCTGGACTGCTTCATCGAAAGGGAACTGACGATGATGTGGAAGTGGAACAACCGGGGACTGGGAAATTCTACTTTTTAGGTACTGGATTCCCCCCGGCATTGTGAGACTTGGTGTGGCACCAGAAGCACCCCCCGCACAGATTATCGAGGCCCCACCCAAACCGGCGTCGCGCTTGGATGTGGACCAGGTGCCACCGATCGAATATCGACCCATCGAATGGAAGGACTCTCCCGCTGCAACCGGGCAGAGAAAGCTCACAGCGGCCTGCGCTGCGCTCGTAGACCTGCCGGCGGATGGTTTCCTTGTCCTGGGGGGTGGGAACGCCGCGGCGGGCCCCTGGGCGGCGTTTACGGAGGGGTGTGCGCTTTAGGGGAGTTCTCTTCACTGCACTTGCTCTTGCTGGTAATCGATGACAAGGGCCAGGATCTCCCCTTCCCTGTCAGATAGACCCAGCTTGGCTCCAATGTCATCTAGTACACAGCAAACGAGATCGTATTCTCCTGCTGTCAGATTGAGAACCAGTCTCCGCTTCGATTCGATGTGCTGTTCTGGGTGGTCCTGGCGGATTTTATCGCGGAATTCTTTTTCGGGCAGGGCTTGGGCTGCCGCGACTACCTCCGGCTGGATCCGGACTCCACTGGAGAGCGATCGCAGCACTTCGACGTTACACCTGGGGATCTCGGATAGCTCTTTCATGGGGATCTCATGGAGTTCCCGGACGGCTCGCATGGCAGCAAAACAGTCAGACCGGCTCTGGGGTGCCGCACGACAGACCCAGTTCTCGAAGGATTCGTATTGTTCCCCGGCAAAGTCCACCATCCAGCGCCAGAGCTGCCGGTCCTGGACCTCGATGAGGATCAGGCCTCGCTCGACGTAGGAATGCTTCCAGGCGTCCTCCAAGGCCCGCAGGCGCAGGTCGAGGAACGCGGCCGCCTTTTCTTCCGGCATCGATCTGAGTTGTAGGAGGGATAGTTCGGTAACAGGGGAGGACGTGTCTAATATTGGACTTGGTTTCATGATATCCTCTACCTCTGGTTAGTTCCTTCAACCGCCCGCTTCTCTCGGTCCATCTTTCGCTTTGCAGACCACAGCAAAGCCTCATTGAGTTTGGTGATAATCATGGAGTTTTCGCGGCAGGGATACGCGGCGTTAAAATCTTCAATCTTGCTCTTTGCCCACGCAAGCACGTCATCGATCTGGCATCCGTTGACGCCAAACTCTTTGATGGGTCCAGATTGGACCTGAAACGTCACGGTTGATACTTCGCCGTGGACTTGGGGCCATCCTGATTCCTGAATAAAATCACTCATGCTATTTCTCCCTTGACGGCGTGTGCCGCTATTTTCTGTTTTACTTCGTTGAGGCTTGCCGTCGTCCACCGACGAGCGGCAGGATGGTCCATGAAGAGCACGCTATTGAGGTCTAATCCAGTCTTTTGATAGGTTTCTCGGGCGACTCTCCCGCAAATGAGAAATAGGTCGCACCCATCGGCGTGCGCACGCTCTAAATTCTCGCGAACATATCCCGGATCGGGGGTGCCGTGATGATTAGCCGACGCTTGAACGACGCGGCAACTGTTAGTCACGATAAGGTTAGCGTCGCCGCACAATTGATAGAGACGACGACCCGAGAAGTTATCGGGATTTATGCGAAAGAAGCGGGGGGCCTCCTGACCGGGATCATTGTATCCACCCCAGCCCCACATGCTCTCTAATAGCGCGACTATTTTCATGGAAGGATGTCCTCAGGTAGGCAGTCCAGTAATTCCGGTATGCCGTACTCACGGAGAATTCTCTGGACCTCGCGTTGGCGTGCTTCTTCGGGATGTATTCTATCCCTTATCGACTGAATCTCAGCGGAAGTATTTTTCTCGACCGCCGCCCAATAGTACCGGTGACGGGGTTCGATCGCCTGCATTATGATCGATAGCCCGTTCTTGCGCTCCGCAGCCTCCAGGCGCCGCTGGGACTGCCAGAAGGGATCTGGCTTCGAGGATGCCCCCAGATCGCTCCAGGATAGCCCCAGGGCGTCCAGAACTGCCTTCTGATCGCACCCGCCAAAGCAGTGGAGCCTAGTCTTGCCGTCTCCCATTGCCGTGATCGATAGGGAGCCGGTTCGCTCCCGATGGACCGGGCACTTAGCCATCCAGCGGCCCCGGCCTGCTCGGCGGGCTCCCAGAAGGCGGGCTATCGATTCGGAAGTCACTTGACCGTGATGTCCTCGGCCACATCTGAAAACTTCAGTTGCCTCGGCGTTCGATCATTCCATGCACCAGTTGCCGCCTTTTCGGTTTTGGAGCAACTGGGAGAGACTCCGCACTTAGGGTTGCTGCATTTTACCCAGAAGTGATACTGTCCGCTCATTTGGTGATCACTTTTAAGAAAGGCTTCCGACCCGCAGAACGGGCAGGACTTCAGAGTTATTTCGGTTTCTACGACTGGCATATTCTCTCCTCTTTTCAAAATTCTCCCTGGTATTCCGGTTCCCGCTGATACTGCAACTCTCTTGATCGAAGTTTGAGAGTCAAGGCCGCGCTGACCTGCCCCTTGGTAGCGTCCCGCGGTATGGCTATGCCCAGCTTGCGGCAGAGATCGACCTGCTTCTCGGAAGGCTTCGAGTCTCTCCACAGAGCGGTCCTCCTGAGGATAGGAAGGCACCCACCATTGTCGAGGATGATCCGGTCGGCCTGGTTGAACGCTCCCGGCAGGTTCTGGCTGCTCTGTTCGACCCTCTTCCCGTTCAGGCTTCCCCGGACCCACCACTCCTGCCTGAGGTCCTGGGAGATCGTCACCATCTCCCGGTTCACGGCCAGGCAGTAGCCGTTGTCGGCTTTCCGCCATGCCAGTTCAGACAGATGGCTGATCTCAGGCGGATAGGCGACGTGGAACAGGGACACGTTCTCGGCGATCGACTTCAGTTGATCGAGGCTCTTGATGTCCTGGATGTTGGCGGTAGGGAACTCTCTGGCTACGCGCTCCAGCTTCTCCTTGGCCGTGCTGTACTTCTCTCCCTTGAGGTCGAGATCCTTGGGCAGGCCGAGGAGGGTCGATATGCTCACCAGCGAGTGTTTGGCCGAATTGTCGACCACATCGATCACGATGCAGTGGGGTTTCCCGTCCGCAATCCGGGTCCCGCGGCCGATCTGCTGGACATACCTCAACTCGCTTTTGGTCGGCGCCGCCGAGATGATGCATTCGATCCGGGGGTCGTCGTAGCCTATCCCCAGTACATTGCAGTTGGTCAGGATGGCGATCTCTCCCGCCTTGTGGCGTCGGATCTTCTCGTTCCGGTTGGGGTCCTCTCCCCAGACCGCATCCGCTCCTACGCCATGCACCTTGAACGCCTCGGCTAAGTCGAGTGCGTGCTGGACGTCCACGGTGAAAGCCAGGGTACGCTTGTCCCACGCCCTCTTTGCCCACTCCTTGACGATGATGCCGTTGCGCTCAGGAGTATTGACGGCGGTCTCGAGTTCGTCCTTGGCGAAGTCTCCCGCCTTGATATGCACCCCGTCCAGTTTGGCCTTCCCGTTGACCCGGAAGCCAACCAGGTCGCAGAGCCAGCCGGACTCGATGCCCTTCTGGATGCCCATGTCAAACACGATCTCATCGAAGAGTTCCCTGAGCCCTCGGCCATCCGACCGGTTAGGGGTAGCCGTGATGCCGAGGAACAGCGGCCCTTCCGGATCCGGGCCGAGCAAGCCGAAGTGTTCGTACACCCGCTTGAAACTGTCAGCCAGGCCAATATGGCACTCGTCTTGGATCACGCACTGATACTCAGAGGGATCGAAGCGCTTGATCCGGTCCGAGTTCCGGCGCCCGATGGTGGGCACCGAGGCGACAACGAAGTCGTCCATCGGTGTACAGTAAGTTCCAGCCATCTCGACCCCGACGAGCATTCCCGGATTCCATCTCTGGATGGCTTTCGCGGCTTGAACCGCAAGAGTTTCCATGTGGATCAGGAAGAGAACCTTCTTCCCGATGCCATGGTGAGAGCGCAGCGACGAGGCGATCGCCGTCTTGCCGAGCCCGGTAGCAAGAACGGCGAGTTGGCGGTTGCAGCCGGCGCGGTAGCGTTCAAGGCTCTTGTCGAGGCAATTGACTTGGTAATCGCGTAAGTTCATCGATCCACGGGAACTTTCCGCTCGATCACTCGGATGGCGCCCTTCTCTCCCACCAAGGTAGACGCGGCCTCATGCATCGACCGCACCATCTTTCCAATGGCCACCTCATCGACCTTGAGGAATTCGTCTTTGAGTTTACGCCGGTCCTCCAGAACCCACTCCCAGACCGACCTGAACGACACGCCGGCCATTTGCGGCACTGTCGAGGGCAGGACCACGGGGGGTGCCTGTACGTTCACAGCTTCATTCAGGATAGCCTCTGCTGCCCCAGAGTCGCCTGAGGCTGCGGCGGCGGAGGCTTCGGCTATCAACCTGGCCTGCTCGCGCTCCTGAGCCTCCTGCTGGGCCTTCTGGGCCGCTTCTCTGCGCTTGTGCTCTTCCTCCTGGGCGAACTGTTCCCGCTCCAGCTTGAGCCGCTTCACTTCGGACTCGGGCGCCCTGAGGTTGTCGGCCCGCAATCCGGTGACGGTGCGGTGAGCCTTGAACAGCCCTGCGGCGAAGGGTTCGTAGAGGTCGGTGATCTGCTCCATGACCGACTTGAGAGCCTGCACCTGCTCGCTGGCCGAGACGTAGGCGTTGGGGTCGGAGACGGTGATCTTGCCCGCCGCGTCCCGCTTGAACACCGTTATTGCCCTCGACTGCTCTACGAGAGCGACCCCCATAGCGTTGAGGGAGTTGAGTTCATCGAGCGAGTCGAAGAAAGCGGTGATCTGGTCGGTCAGATCCCGCTGGAGGTTCGCGGCTTGCGTGAGAATGAGGTCCGTGGTTGCCATTTCTATCCTTTCAGTAGTCCGTGGTTGAGGCGCCAGTAGGTCAGAGTGAGGGCCGACAGAAAGATCTTTTCGTCCATCCGATCCTCGTGGAGTTCCGCCCGGTATAGTTTCCCGCCCCCGTTGGGCTTGTCGAGGAGGTACACCCCATACCGCTTGATCTCCACGCTCCCGTCGCCCTTGAACAGCAGCGCCTGGCCGGCGGTCTGGATGGCGTGGCTGGGTTCCCCGTTGGCGCAGGTCTTGAGTTCGATCACGGCGATCGCAGGCTTGAAGCCTTCCCTGCCGTCCACCGGACCCATGACTCCGAAGCGGTCGACGGTCAGGGCATAGGTCATGCCGTTGACTTTGAGGGCTGCCGGAATCTCGCACCACTCCAGATCGGGCGTGAACTGGAAGTCATGGCGGAACTGCCGCCAGCCTTCGACCCGGTTCCAGTACTTCGGATAGGGCTTCAGGTCGTCCATATCGAGTTCACCCTGATCGTTCCAGAGGCAGTATTCGTGGACCTTGGTTCCGAATGCCGCCTTGTTCGCCAGTACCTGGGGGTCGACGTGAGAGTAGTCAATCATCCCCGCCGCGCTGAGGATCTGGGTCAGGGATATGAGGGGTTTCCCATCGAGGGTGTAGCGATGACCCTCCTGCTCGAAGGTTAGCCCATCCTGCTTGCGGTAGATCTGCATTACTTGGCCTCTTCCCGCACTTTGAGCATCGCATCCGCCCACTGGTACGCTATGCGGGAGTAGCGATCCTTGTTCGCGTCCGGCTCCCACACCGATATGTTCCCGCTCACTAGTAGTGCATTGAGCGCCTCGATCGCGATCTCGTCCCGCAGCGTCTTGTACGTCATTTCTGTTTGCATCACTTGCCTCTCTCGTTCGGAATGTAGGGAGTGTAGCCGACGATGACGTACCGCTCACATCTTGTCCCGTGGCATTTGATGAGTTTGTCTCTTGCCGCTTCGGCTGCTCTCCGAGACGGGTAAACAGGGATGGTGCGATGCCCCCAAGAAACTTCGATTCCTTCTCCATCGAGGAACCTAATCCCATCGTGGAACAATCCACTTTCTGGGATGTACATGAGGGTGTATTGCTTGGCTTGCTTTGGCATGGTTTCTCCACTGGGTACTTGCCTTTGACGACTTTGGAAAAGTAGGAGTCAGCGTAGGGAACCTTGAGCAGTGACTGGAACACGCTCTCCGGGACTCCCCGGTAGCGATATTCCCCCGACTTCGCAAACCGGCAGGTAAGCACTCCGTCTACCGGCTCGTAGCCGACTGCGATCAGGTTCCTGCCACAGACTCCACGCATCTACGCCTCGACCTTGCGGAAGGGGAAGCGGTTGGGATACGCCTTGATGATCGAGGAGAAGTACCGTCCTACACTCTCGGCCGCCAGCAGGTGCTTGTGCGTGTCAGAGTCTACGTTGTGGTAGCGGTACTCTGCGCCCGTCTTGAAGCGGATGGCGAGGATGCGTGTATCCTCCTCATATCCAACCTCGCTGATTTGCGATGATTCAACTGGTTTCCAGTCCATGACCTATCTCCTATTTCTTCGCGTGAAATTTGTAGCCGGGATCGACTGCGTTGAGAGCGTCTTGGAACCTGCTCATGGGGATCATGTCGCTGCTGCAATGCAGACCGGCCTTTGCCAGTGCCGCCTTGACTTGCTCCGTGCTCAGGGCCGCCGACTTCGATATGGCGTAGAGCATCTTTCTCTGTTTCTCCGTGATCGAAGGCTCCGCGTCTACTACCTGCCCCTGAGGCTCTGGGGGCTGCTCCTGCGTCTGCTGCGGTGCGGGTGTGCCCTTCTGGCTTCGAGGGCGGATGTCAGGCTCGTCGTACATCCCCGGCTCTTGGCTGGCGAAGGCAGGTTTAGATCGGTTGCCCGAAGCTGCCGGTATCGTCTGGCCAGCATTCATCGCCCGGGGCGTATCTCCCGCCCCACGGTCTCCGTCCTGCTGCAACTTGGGGGCGGGCTGGGTAGGGTTTTGGGTAGCCTGAGCGGGAACAACCTGCGCTGGAGTCATCTTCTGATCCAAATATTCCTTTGGCAATTCTTCGATGTCCTGAGTGAAGATGTCGCTG